GGCGTCCCACTCCGCCGCGAGGCCGCCGGCGGTGATGGTGCGGGCGATGGCCTGCACGCTCGCCCACGCCCACGGGCACGTCAGATACGCCTCGTACAGCTCCTGCAGCATGCTGCGGCGGTCGGTCTCGGTGGACGCGCCGAGCGCCGCCGTGTTCTCATCGATGCCGCCCTGGGGGATACCGGTTTCGAAGCCGGCACGGACGACCTTCGCGGCGGGCGGGTTCGCGGTGACGGGGGCCGCCTCCGTCACCGGGCGGCTCCAGGGGAGCCAGTCGCGCAGCGCCACAAACACCCCCTGATCACGTTTCGTAGTCATGTGAGCTGCGGCGACGCGGCACCTTTACGCCCAGGGTGCACGCTGTGTAGTGCCCTGGCGTTCGCGGGCCGCCCAGTCGGGGCCGGTCATGTCCGGGCGGACAGCGAAGTTGCCGTGCGGCGTGAAGACGTCAAGGCCAGCGGCCTCGGCCGAGGTCGGCTCGTCGTCGACGGGAAACTGCGGCCCGGTGCCAAGGTTGAGGAGCAGGTACCGGCCGGCGTCCATCGCGTGGTCGGCCGCGTTGGTGTCAGCGTCTTCCGGGTTGCCGGTGCGGGCGTAGGGCAGATTCTTCAGCTCGAAGATCAGCTTTTCGCACGTGCGGAAAATGTGGATCTTCGGGCAGGTCTCCCAGCCGAGGGCGCGATGGTATGGACAGGCGGGAGCTTCATCGAGGTAGGTGTGCCAGCGCTGCCAGCCCGCGATCCTCGATCCGGGACCTTTGCCGGCCTGAGTGAGGTGGACGCCCACCTCGGTGTAGATCTGCGCGATCGGCTTCGCTTCACCCCTCGTGGCCCACATCGCGTCGTCCGCCCACCGGACCGCGACGTGCTCGCCCTCGGCCTCCGCGTCGAGGATGCGGCGGGCCTGGTCGGTCTCACCGACCTGAGTTTCGTAGATCTCCCGGTAGACCCAGACCCGGCCATCCTCGTCGACCGCGGCCCACAGCACCGCCCACGGCTTCGCGAAGCCCCAGTCAACGCCGTTGTACCGTCGCCACTCGGCCGGCAGCGAGATCGGTTCCAGGGTGTGACGTTCCCGCCGGTACTGCTTGAAGATCATGCCTGCCCACTGGTCCCAATCCCCGTCCCGCATCGCGGCCCGCCGCGCCGGGTCGGGGATCGCATCGAGCCGGGCCCGGTGGCCCGCGTCCAGGTGCGGGTTGTCGCTGGCCTTGGCCTGGATGAACCGGACCGTCAGACCCTGCTCGCTCGTGACGACCGCACGGCCGTGGTCGGTGGCCTCGATGAACTCTTCCTTCACCGGGCCGTGCGAGGCGCCGCCCGGGTTCGTCGTGGCCCGCATGCCGAGCACGGGGAGGCCGCCGGCCGCGCGCAGCCGCTCATACCGGAGGATGTCGACCACGCCGGGAGCCATCAGCGTCAGCTCGTCGACGAGCAGGAGCTGATACTCGCCGCCTTGCCGGCGGGAGGCGTCGTCGATCGTCTCGAGGTACCGGAATCGGAAGACGCTGCCATTGGAGAAGGTCAGCTCCCGCTGTGTGCCGTTCCAGCGGCCGCCGACCGCCTCGGCGTAGCTGAACTTCCGGAGGGCCGGGAAGATCGACTCTTCCAGCTCGTCGTAGGTGCGTCGCACGAGCAGCACCCGCATCCCGGCATAGCGGACGCAGGACCGAATGCCCTCCGCGGTGACGGCGTAGGACTTCCCGCCGCCGCTCGCCCCGCCGTACAGCACCGCGTCCTCGATCGCAGCGTGGAACTGCTCTTGCGGGCACTGTCCGCATGGCTCCGGCAGGAGGTGGGCGGCGGCGTCGCTGACTCGCGCATCGAAAGCGTTGGCGATCCCGAGGCGCTCGGCGACCTGCTTTCGCACCTCGTGGCGTGGCAGGCAGTTCGGTTCGTAGCCGATCAGCCGGAAGACGTCGAGGGTCTTGAGTCGCTCACCCTCGCGCCGCTCCTTCTCAGCCTTGAGCGACTTGAGGTAGGCCAGCCGATCAAGCGGGGCTTCTATGAGCCGGGTCGTTCGCGGCAAGCTCGGCCTCCATGCGCACGATCTCTTCCTCGATCATGCCCGCGGTCACAACCTCGATGCGGGACTTCGAAGGCGCGTCGTATCCGGTGATTTTCGCCCGGCGCTCCAGGAGCCCGCGGATTTCGCGGATCCCCGCGAGGATCGGCCCGTCGTCGAGGACGTCCTCGAACACCGGGATCACCTTGCCGTCCGGGTCGAGACGCTCGATGCCGTCCTCGTCCCGCTCGATGCCAGCGAAACGCCGCACGACTTTGCCGTTCGACACGGTGAAGTGCGTGCGCTCGATCACGCCCCACGCTTGCTCGATCAGCCGGTCGAGGCGCTCCAGATCGAGACGACGCGCGTCCTCGGTCTCCTCGTACGGGATGTCCCGGAACGCTCGCATCACGGCATCGTGGGCGTGCCCTTTCGAGGCGAAGCCCAGTTCGTCAGCGATGCGCTGGAAACTCCACCCCTTGGCGCGCAACGCTGCCGCCTTCGAGTCCCGCTCTGCGGTCTTCACCGTACGTGTGAAGCGGCCGTTGCCGCCTCGGGAGGTTCGTTCGGTCATGGGGTTCGTCCAGACGGGGTCGTGGACCGGGGTCGGGTCGCAGGGTCGATGAGCGCCTGCTCGATGCGTTGCTGGGCGATCGCGTGGTAATGGTCCGTGATCTCGATGCCGACGAACGAGCGGCCCTCGAGCAGGGCCGCGACACCCGTGGTGCCAGCGCCCGCACACGGGTCGAGGACGGTTCCGCCGGGCGGGCAGATGCTGACGAGGGCGCGCATCACGTCGAGAGGCTTTTGCGTGATGTGCTGCCGCTCTGCACCGCGGGGCTGAGAGCCTTCGAGGTAGCCCGGCAGGTAGAGGGTCGGTGTGTGGCGGTAGGGCTGGCCGTCGCTGCCCCACAGCACGTACTCGCACTCGCGGCGGAAGCCATCCTTTTGCGGGCGTGAGGTGGGCTTGCGCCACGGGATGACGCCGCGCCACGTCCACCCGGCGGCCTGCAACGCGTCGCTCGTGGCGGGGAGCTGCCGGAAGTCGGTGAACACGAGCGTTGAGGCGCCCGGCGTTGCGACGCGCAGGCACTCCGCGAGCAGAACCGTCAGCCAATACGTGTAGGAGCGCTGGTCGCGGTTGTCGCCAGCGAAGTCCGCGAGCTCGTGGCGGGCATCGCCGGACACGTACTTGCCGCGTGCGGTTTGGCCGCCGCGTTCGGTGGAGGTGCGTCCGCCGGAGTTGTAGGGCGGGTCGGTGATAACCGCGTCGACGCTGCAGGCCGGCAAGGTGGGCAGGATAGTAAGCGCGTCGCCGTGGCGGATGGTGGCGTCCATCGATCCCCCGGGAGGATGGGTTTCCGGGGGAGGACGGTGGAAGGGTTGGGGGTTCCTGGCCGCCGGTATCCCCCGTGAACCGGCAGCCAGGAAGTCATAGGTCGCGCGCAGGCGTCGCCGGGGTGCTGTTCGGGGGAATCCGGCGTCAGATCGTAGGCAACGGAAAAGCCCCGGAGGGTGTCCTCCAGGGCCAGTGGTCGCGATCTATCAACGCCTAGTGTGAATACCCTGCGACCTGCATGTCAAGTTGAAGGCGCGATGATCCGCCTGCGGCTTGGTGTCGGCTTCGCGGTTGTGACGGCTCCGGTCGCAGGCCCCGCACCTCCTTGTAGCCGTCCCAGCGACGGTAGGCGGAGGCGAGCAGGCTCGTCGGTGTCGCTCATGACGTGAACCGCCGAGGCTCGCAGGGCTCAAGTCGCCAGCGGCGCCCCAGACGGCCAAGCCGCGACGACGTGGTGACGCGCATCCCGAAGTAGGGGCAGGCGTACCGGGCGAGCGCCTTGGACGGGAATGCCGTGTCGACGCTCACCGACCGGTACGCACCGCGATAGTAGGAGGAGTTGATATGGCGGGCGATCCCATGGCGGTGCGCCCACCTCCGCAGCCGCGTCAGCCGCTTGCTCGGGGTCACAGGGTTCCTTCCTGATCCGTGGTGAACGTGAGCTGGGCCGGGTCGAACCGGACCAGCTCATCGACGTCCATGTCCCACCATTCGGCGAGCTGGCGGAGTGTGGCCTGCACGCAGTCGACGTGGACGTCATGCTCTGCGGAGACCTGCGCGGCGATCTCGTCGAGGGTCAGGTACTCGCGGGGGGTGTAGGTGTGGACGTGTGTTCCGCTGGTGGTGGTCGGGTCGCCGAGCATCGCCTTCAGTGCGGCGCCCATCGCCAATCCGTCGTCGGCAGCCTCCAACTCCGCCAGCTTCCGCCGAATCCGGCGACGGAGGACGCGCCGAACGGCTTCGACCGCCAGCCAGGATGCGGCGGCGACTGCAACGCTGACGATGCAGACCATCAGGTCGTGGTCGCTCATGGCCGCCAGCTTTCGTCGTAGTCCTCGTGGTCGGCCCAGACGGCGGCGATGTGAGCGATGACGGGCCATAGCGCCCACGCCCGGTCTTCCTCCATGGCGTTGTCGCCGGTCTTAGCCGCCTGGACCTCGTAGCGTCGCAGAATCGCCCGCTTGGCCTCGACCTCGCGGCGCGGGCGCGCGAGCCACGGCCTCGGAGTGCATGGCGGTACGTGGTTCGCGTCGAAGCAGCCGCAGCAGGTCGGGTTCGCCGCTGCTTCATCCTCGATCAACCGCGCCTCTATGAACGCCGCGATGTCGCTCACAGTCCGATCCTTCCTTCCTTGACGATCTCGCCGTCCTTCAACAGCCGCCACTCGGCCAGCCGCAGCGGGTCGCAGCAAGCGCAGCCCAGGACGTCGGCGCCCTGCCTCATGACGCCTTCCGTTCCGCCTTGGCCGCTGCCTTCGCCTCGCGTGCGGCCCCCAGCTCTGCTTGCCGCCTCGCCTCGGCGGCCAGCAGGTCCATCACGTCACCCAGCCGGTACAGCGGCACACCCGACCGGTCCCGGCCACGACGCACCAACCGGCGCCCTCCGCCGGATACCGACGCCCACTGCCGGATGCGGTCCGGCATCACCTCAGAACCCATGCGCGTCAACGCCCGGCTGATGACCGGCGCGGTCGCGAGCACATCCTCAGCGGAATGGAGCAGCCACTCCCGGCGCTCCGCGACGTCGTAGACGGTACGGCAGTCCCGGCACCTCACATGAGTCCCACCCATCTGCGCGTACAACTCCCGCCCGCACGCTCGCGGGCGATGGTTCGGCC